GTCGACGCCACGTCAGCCTGGTGTCCGACAGGAACAAGTCCCTAAAGTCCAGGCCGTAGTATCGCTGCAGATCTACCTCGACTTCTTCCGCATACGTACTTGTGAGCCAGAGTGCTTCCGAGATTTTCCCAGCGTCATACGGGCGCTTTCTCCGCACTTCGCGAAGACAGCCTCAATCTGGTAATTCTGCAGATCGAGGTCCATCCACAGCTTGAGTTCGTCGGGGTCATCAATAGCCCCTCCGGCCCAGGCGTCCCAGTCGCCCTGGCTGGCCCCACGCATAGCTGAGGCAGGCCAGGCCCCTGGATGAAGAATGTGGATGACGTGTCCGCCTACTCTGACTCTGGTCGGCTCTCCGACGCGCTCCTGTCGTAGCTGATCGCCTTCAAGATCGAGGTCGAGATCAACATCCTCGTCATCCTCGTGCGTGTCTTGAAGGTCTGGGTCTTCATGCATCTCGGCTACCATGACGGGCTCTCCTGCCTATCAGGTGAAGTAGGTGGCCATGGCCTTGCCGTAGTTCACAGTTCTCTGTGCTACGGCCGCCGTGTTGGAGCCGATGATGCCGGGGTAGGCCGTGAACGTCAGGTCAGTCGTGGTGATGTCACCCTGCTGGGCCTGCCGGTTCCCGCGCGCCGTCACCTTGACGTTCGGGAAGTAGAGGCGCTCTTGCTTCGTGCCGTCGATGCTGTCGCAGATCAGGCTGTACCGGTTGTCGGATGGCGGGTCAGGGATGATGTACGTCGCCGAGTTGAGCGGTAGCGCGGACGTAGCCGTTGTCGAAGCCTTGAGCGGCATCGACGCGGCCGGGAAGACAGGCACGTCGTCGTAGAGTGCGAGGACGTACGGGTTCATGCCCTCCAGGAAAACGGCCTGAACTGTCTTGGTGCCACCGGTGAGAATGGAACGGATAGGCGTCAGGACCCCAGCGGCCGGGATATCCTTGATAGTCTCGTCGAGCTTGAAGATGTAGCCGGATACGTCGACCCATCCGCAGCACTTGTATGTTCCGGCCGTAAGGCCTGACGGGTCCTCGAAGCCGGTCGGAGGCGCAGCGCTATTCTGTGCCCCAACCCAGCACACGATGTCACCGGCCGCGTAGAGCAGGGAATTGTCCCTGTACGTACCGGTGGCCGGGGGAGTGAGGCCGAGCAGTCCGACACTTGGACTTTCGGCAGTGACCTGAGGGTTACGCTCTGCTACTGTCTTGCCTTCTGACACTTTCTTCTCCTATGGGTGAATCCTGACTAGGTAGGATGCGTTATTTCGGATGAGATTGGTATTAACCTCCGGTACGAACTTAGGGCCACTAACGACGGTGACGTGCTGTATAACTCCATTCAAAACTTGAGCGCTCATCAGGCTCTGCATATCAGCCTGGACATTCCGCGCGGCTTGCGATACTTCTGTATAACCGTAACCCTTATTTGTCTGTCCCCAGAGGTCAATATCTACTACCGGATGGTCCATCCATATGTGAGTCCCGACCGTCCCGCTCACTCGCCTGATCCGCGCCGTAATCTTGGGCAGATCGCCGGTAGGCATTACAGTAACAAACCGTATGTTTGGCTCCATCGGTACAAGAGCGAACAATAGCGCCGCCTCGACGTCAGGCAGTGGAGTTACCGCCATGGTAATAGGCATGTTACCACCTTAGCTCTCGTGCCGCGCGCAGCAGCGTATGGTACGGCTCAAGGCCGCGGTGGCCATATTCAACGTACTTGGCCTCTGGTGAATCATTATACACAATCGCCTCAACCCTGTCTCCTGTTGCCCCTCCAAGCCTGTGCGACCGAATGTGGAAGCTAGCCTTGTATCGACCAGCGTGCTCGTCGCCTAGTGGGCTGCCGATCGGCGCCATCACGATAGCGCGCTCCATAATCTGCCGGGCCGTGTGCTCGACTACATGCATCAAAAGGTCAGAGTTTAGGAACTCACGCATGCCGACTTCATTTGGCGTGTAGTCGCTCACGGAGATGCCCCCTTCAACATCTGGCCGCTAACGCGGACTGGAGCGGTATGGCCCGAGAACGGGGAGACCCATTGATCTGGATCACCTGTTATCTCATATTCAACGCCGTTGATGATCATGGCGTCAAGATATCCAACATCCGTTCCGTAGGGCATGAACACCAGGACGTTCGTTGCGACTTGGTCCGTGAAGTTAATTGACTCCCGGCTAGTAGTCTGCTGAACCGAACAAGGCCCGACCTGCACCTCGGTGAAGGATAGGGTATCGTTGCCATACTCATCCTGACCTGACACCACTCTGTGCCGTAGTGTCACGTACTGGCCATGTGGTAGTGCTGGATACCCAGAGGAACTTGGTTTTTGAATCACTATCGGCGGAGTAGTGACCGGAGGCGGTGGACTAACCACAAAGACATTCCCGGTCGATGCTGATGCCGAATTTGAAGCGCCAGAAATAGAAAGTGTAGAGGATGCCGGAGTGACTTCCAGGTCTACCCAGTAACACTGGAATAGACCATCAACATAGATATAGGGGTACTGGTCCGGCGGGCCAACAGCAAACGTACCCTGGCCTGGCTCGGTTAGCCCGTTTGAATACGGTGGCGTAGTCGCCGAGCTATTCAAGAACTCATACGCAGTTTTCGCAGTAGCAGTAGGCGGAGCGTACAACGGCCCGGACGTGATGCCGTTGATACCGCAGGCATTAGCATTGTTCCCAGAGTAGACGCCAAAGTATCCGAACGTCATGGCGTTCCACCCGACCGGGGACCCAGCGCCATTGTAAACACTAACCTTATAGGTCCCAGCAGGAAGGCTTGCTGACAACGGACAGGAGACCCACCCGGACCCAGCGGCCCCAGACCAGGACGGCGTAGTCGTGCCGGCGACCCTAGTGCCGGTAGTGCCAGTTCCAGTAACCGACCAGATGCTAACCGCCGTAGCCAACTGCGTCGTGCCAGGTGGAGAATAATACCAGACATTCACAGTGGAACAAGCTTGACTCAGCCTGATCTCCGTGGCGACGACATAGTTGAGCGCCGAGTCTGCACCCGTACCACTAACCGTGTCGCCCTTGTTCGGCCACAGCCGATACGTACCAGCATAGCCAGACGGCGCTACGTCAGTAACTTGCACATCAGCCCAGAAGTTGTCAGCCAGCGACTGGGACTGCGGCATAACCAGTGCCGGGTCCGAGCCCGCAGTGGAGAACACCGACGCGGGTTCAGACGTGTATGGGCAGGACACCGAGCCATAACCATAACCAAACAGCGGACCGTTCGTAATGCCGGCCGCGTACGGCTGGCCAGAGCCAAACTGATTAGTCGTGTCAGGGAAACTCCCATTTACCCCAATTGCAGCTGTATACGGACCGGATGAAGTACTGCCCACCGCGAGCTGGACCGGCGAGGGCAACGGGATATAGTTCCACTGTCCAGCAGTCAGCGGACCAGAAGTAACAACGGAGCCGGGAACAAGAATGCCACCGCCGCCAGCGCCGGAAACATGTGACCACAGTGCACACTTGACCGGCGCAACAGACTGCCCAGATGGGCACACCCACCACCAGTATCCCTCAAACCACATGCCAGGCTGCGTGACGCAAAATACCGCGCCGGCCAGGAACGCCCCGGTGTATGAAGCCGGAGATGACGGTCCAGCCATGGATGGGAAAAACCGGTAATGCGTCAACTTCGCCTCACCGGGATCGAGCCGACCTTGAACCTGTAGTCCCCTAGAATCTCGTCCATACCAAAGTCACGGAGCGCGGCATAGATACCGGCCATTGCTCCGCCCCCTGTGCTACCACCGCTATAGCTCCGGCGCATACTGTAGCTATACGCACCGATCGACTCGCTCTGCAGCGTGGCCGACATTGTTGGGGTCGACAACTCCGATATGATAGCAGAGCACAAAAGGCCCTTGATATCTGCTGGTACATCGTGATAGCCGTGCTCATATGCCGTATCATACGAATGGCTATACCATGCTACATTGTACCAGAATGTAGGTAGATTGATTATGCCGGAATGACGTGGCTCCGGTATTGTAACCGTGTCCACACCATCGAAGATGAACCAGGTGATCGGAATGCTTGGTATAGACGGAACGCCCGATCTGGCGACTACAGATATCACGTTGTATATCGGCCGCCCAGGCAGAATGATGAGCCCATCCGATGCGGCCATGGTAATCATATCTGAGGCGACATACATGAACGTGTTCCGCGCCCGCCTGCGAATGATAGAGCTACCATCTGCAAGCATGGCGTCTACACGAGCCGCCTCTACCTGG